AAGGAATTGATACACGTTTTTTCCTGTTATCTGTTTTTCATAGGCCGCCTGGATCCTTGCGTCCACGCCTGCGACCTCTTCGTCAAGCTCTGAAATCCTGTCGTACAGATTATCCAGACGGTCTGACATATCCTGATATTTCTGATCGTAATGCCTGTCCCCGGAATCCAGACGGTCTATCATCTGCAAGAGCTTCTTTTTTGCTCCCTGGACTTGCTGTAACTGCCCCTGAAGCTGCTTCTTCTCATCTTCCAGATAAGACACGTCCACCTACTCATCCAGCTTGTTTTTCATGTACTCACGGAAGCGCCCCTCTCTGACCATATACCGGATGACATCTTCAACCTCGCTGTTGAACTTATCCTGATTCAGTTTCGGGGCGAAGTCACACAGCTTTCCGTCTGCCCGCTTCCGGTGATGGCACCGGTAATAAAATGTGTCCTTATATTCATCCGTCTTTTTATTGTGCCGCCTGTAAACAGTTCCGGTCATCCCTGCACCGCACAGCGGACATTTGATGATCCCCGACAGGATGTGCTCATGTTCCAGGCTGTGCGTCTTCACCCATCTCTGGCCGGTACGCTTCCGTTTCTGCCGGGCAGCCTCCCATGTTTCCTCGTCAATAATCGCTTCATGCAGGCCGTCAGTAAGCAGATAATCATCCGTCTTTACCCTCTTATACTCATCCCGGCTTCCTTTGACCTTCTCCGTCGCACTTTTGCCGTAGGCAATCTTTCCTGTATATACGGGATTGTCCAGTATCCTCATGAGAAAGCTTCTCGTGAAGTGGCTGACTTCCTGATCCCTCACCCTCTTTTTGGTGTAACCGTGCTGGTTCAGATAATCACAGATCGTGTCAGCTCCCATATCCGTATGGACGAACTTATCAAAGATAAGCCTCACCATCTCCGCTTCCTCAGGATTCACGATCAAAGTGCTGTTCTTTGTATCCAGCGTATACCCGAACGGAGCCTGTCCGCCGTTCCACTTGCCCTCTCTCGCCTTCTGCTTGCGTCCTTCCATCGTCTGGACGAGGATATTCTCTCTTTCTATTTCGGCAACAGCGGATAAAACCGTAATAGTCAGCTTTCCGGAATCTTTTGATGAATCTATCCCGTCCTCCACGCAGATCAGGTTCACTCCGTAATCTTGAATATACTGCAGGGAATTAAGCACATCCGCCGCATTCCTTCCAAAGCGGGAAAGCTTGAATACCAGGATAAAATCAATATTCTCTCCGCTTTCCGCAATGTCCTGCAGCATCTTTGTAAACTCCGGTCTTCCTGTTATGCTCTTACCGGATTTCCCGGCATCGCAGTATTCCCGGACGACTTCCATTTCCTGAAAATCTGCGAACTTTGTCAGCCGCTCCTTCTGCGCTTCCAGGCTGTAGCCATCCACCTGCATGGCAGTGGAGACGCGTATGTAAATATAACATTTCTTTTTCTTCTTCACTCTCATGCCTCCTGTTCAAAATATTCCGTATCCGGTGGCAGCATCCGGAAGGTCTTAAGCGCTTCCAATATTGCCAGCTCCTTTTCCTTCGGACATCTGGGGACTCTTTTTTCCGGATCAGCCGGCTTGTTGTAATTCACACCCATGTCAATCCCATATTTCCGCTTGATCTGTGCTATATACAGGGCGGAAACCTTAAGTCCCGTCTCTTCCAATACTTTCGCCTTGATCTTGGCGTATGTCGCTTTTGACTCCGGGACTGTTGCCTGGAATTTAGTACAGTCCACCACGAATGTCACCTCATCATCCGGGTCGTCCTTTCCGCCTGCGTCGGATGCCAGATCGTAATAGACAGGAATCTTAAAAACGATCTGCCTTAAAATCCTCCCGTCTTCCTGCTCTTTGGGAAACACGTCGATCCTCTGGATGAAAAGCCTGCACATCTCGCGCCGTTCCTCATAGTTCATGCTGCGAAAGAGCCTGTCAAAATTATCAAGGATCAGCCGGACATTGTCAGAGGAATCCACCCCGTTTTTCAGAGCCGCCAGTCTTTCACGCTTCCTGTCGATCTGTTCCTGAAGCTCGTAAATCCTGTCATAAATTTCATCAATCCGGGCAGTGATCGATTCATACTGCGTTTCATAATCATCTGAAAGCACATCCAGATGATCCAGGTCTTCACCAAGCTTGTATTTTTTATGCTCTTCACTATGAAGGCTCTTACGTAGGCTTTTCAGTTCCGCCTCTATCTCATCCACGCTTTTTTTGCTCCCTACGGCCTTAGTGAAAGCCTCACGGAACTCTTTCGTTGAAGCAACCTGCCCGATGATCTCCAGAACCGCCCCATCCAGCTTTTCCTGATTATAGGTATGCCGGAAACTGCATGTACGCCCTTCCGCTTTCCGATGATAGCGGCAGCCGTAATAATAAAGGACCTTATAATGTCCGCCGTGGTTTCGGTTGATCTTCCTGTTCTTCATTGCAACCATACCGTTGCCGCATGCCGGGCATTTCACAAGCCCGGACAGGAGGCTTATCCGCTCCGGATCAGTAGTGTTTTCATTCTTTCCCGGAGAATCATTCCTCTTGGCTTCTGCCTCATCCCAGATGTCTTCGGAAACGATCGCCTGATGTTTCCCCTGGATACAGATGGCCGTCTTCGGATTTTTCCGTATCTTCTCGGAATTCGTCCTGCGGTTGTAACAGAGCCTGCCGCAATAAAAGGGATTCTTCAGGACGTTCGTGATGAATCCTGCCGTGAATGGCTTTTCCTCATCACTTACCATCCTGGTATACCCGTGGTCATTCAGCCATCTCGCGATAGTGGCATAGCCCGTATCCGGCTGCAGGTACATCTCATAGATAAGCTTCACGATCTCCGCCTCTGACGGCACAATTTCCGGCTGCTTATTCACATTCTGATAACCGTATGGAAGCGGTCCGCCAGACCATCCGCCATCAAGTATCTTCTGCATCTTGCCGGCCATGAACTGGACATTGATGTTCTCGCGCTCGATCTCCGCCACGGCTGAAAGGATCGCCAGGGTAAGCCGCCCGCCCTGCGTGGAGCTGTCTATGGAATCTTCCACACATACAAGATCAACGTCATAATCCATCAATAGCTGCATGGACTTCAGCACGTCCGCCGCGTTTCTCCCAAATCTCGAAAGCTTGTATACGAGGACGAAAGAAATACCGTCTTTTTCAGAAGTGATATCATCCAGCATCTCCATAAAGGACGGTCTGCCCTTTATGCTGTGGCCTGATTTTCCCGCATCGCAGTATTCCCCGGCTATTTCCAGATCTTTATACTCCGCAAACTGACGGATCCGTTCTTTCTGGGCGTCCAGGCTGTATCCTTCTGTCTGAGCAGCTGTGGAAACACGGGTGTAAATGTAGCATTTCTTCTTTTTCAATTTCTCACCCCCTTTTCGTATGCCCATCGTCACACAGCCCACTGTCCTTTCATTATGTCGGAGATATCCGCTTTTGTAAGCGGGCGAATTGCATGAGTTGATGTTTTTTCTTTGTGCGCTTTGTATGGAAAAACTGCCGATAGCCCTAAAAGCCATCGGCAGCGTCTGATTCACTCCCCGGATTCTTTTGCATCCTTTTCCGCAAGTTCCGCCAAGATCTCCGGACCATATTTCTGGATCATACGCGCCAGAAAATCCGCGCACTGCTCCATGTTCATCCTTGCCTCTTTTTCCGTCAGGCGGCCGTTGTCAATCAGAACATAACCTTCCATACATATGGCACCTCCATCTCGTTCTCGGAGGCAGAGCCATAAAAAACGGATTCCCTCTGCCGGATGTGGCTCTTCCTCTCACATCCCAGTCAAAGAAAATCCGTGGTTTTAAACCCTCTACAATATTTTTATAGTGCTATTTATGTGAAAAAGCTCCGGCACATTGAATTGCGCCATTTCATTTCTTCACCAACTTTCATACCGCTTCCCGGTATTAAGCTCCTTCATCTTCTGCATCTCATCCGCAGAAAGATCAAAATCAAATATATCTATATTCTCGGCAATATGTTCCGGATTGCTCGATCCCGGAATCGTAATATACCCCGCCTGAATATGCCATCTGAGTATAATCTGCGCCGGTGTCTTTCCATGCGCCTCAGCTATATCTGTAATGACCGGATTACCAAAGAGATCCTTCGTATGTCCGCGTCCGCCAAGCGGATACCATGACTCAATCACTGTTCCATACTGTGCAGCATATTCCTGTAGTTCTGTATTTTGATAAAATGGATGGTTCTCATTTTGAATAATAGCAGGCTTGATATCCGCCCCCTCTGTCACGCGCTCCACTTCGTCTGCCGTATAATAATTTGATATTCCGACTGACCGTATCTTTCCATCCGCCACACCCTGACATAGTGCCTTATAAGCTTCCTCATCATTAGGTCCGGACTGATGGACAAGCATAAGGTCAATATAATCAAGTCCAAGCCGTTCAAGTGACTCATCTATAGACTGATAAGCCCTGTCATAATTGCCCGGCATAACCTTCGTAGTAACGAAGATATCCTCACGCTTCACAAGCTCTTCATTGATTGCCTTACGAACGCCGTTCCCCACACCTGTCTCATTTCCATAATACTGTGCCGTATCAAACAGCCTATAGCCGTCTTTTATTGCTTCATAAACAGACATCTCAACGGTTTTATCATCCTGCGTCCATGTGCCAAGTCCGATTACCGGCATCTTATATCCGCTGTTTAATAAGACCTCTTTTGCTGATACGCTCTCACTGACAAGGGAATTACTCTCAATCCACGGAGCCAGCATCTCATCGATCTCTTCATCTGAAAAGGTATCGGAGCTGTAGTTTGCCGGAAACTGAATGTCCTTATATTCGCCAATCCGTTCCGCTGTCCTTACCCGTTCCTGAAAATCCTTCAGATAGCTGCTCTGCCCGGATCCCTGGCTTGTACTGAATGGTATGACCGTCTTTTCTGAAAGATCCGTTAATT